TGAAATTTGGTTTTTACCAATTTCATGCTACATTTTGCCCCACAGGGGCTTCTAGGTTATAACATTGACCTTCACTCAGAAAGTGATTAAAAATGACTGACGGTGGAAAGCCGTCCTTCCGTGAGTAATCTTACATTTGCTTGATCTTATTGAATCTGCAATTCGCCTAGCCGGCGATTAAGAGTCTTACGGAACATGACTCTTGCACAAATTCTTTTGACCTGCTCAAATGAGGGTTGCTTGCACCCAAAATCTCGAATTCGCTACTTTCGAGCGTTGGATACGCAGCTCCGATCCATGCTTTGCATGATATTTGCGCGCTTCGGCGTTACAGTCCTTCAATGGACAGTGTGCATTCGCATATAGATGAGATCCCTTTTTAGTATCCGCGAACTTTGTTCCGCGGTAGTTAATAAACGGTCCTCGACTTGAAACCTATTGGTGAATACCATTACTATTTCTCATCTACACTGTACACATACAGGTGCTTTTATCAATACTTTGCACCCCCCACTGACATGATGTCTGTCTTTGGAAGCGTTCCGGCGTTAAACAAAAGGTATACCCGAGGATGTAATCCTCTCACAGTTACTTCGTGTGACTAGATCGTAAGCTAAGGCTTACCATACATGCTTGATGCAAACTAAGTACCCGGTACACTTCCGGGCTGTTACTTAGATGAACGATGTGAATCCTACGGGTTTTCGTTTACATGCATCCGCCTCTGAGATGGTAGGAGATAATGTGCGTGATAGTACTATTGGCAATGAACATTCTGCTAATTGACCACATGAAAAGGGTTTTGGTGAGAACCCCAAGTCGCTTTTGCGCTGTAGACTGTGGACCAAGTCCATGACACTATGTTGAACTCAAACCCAGACATCCCGAACAAGTGCTTAACAACGTGTTTCGGCTTCGGCCGCGACAAAACATGTGCCCTTTGTGGTACCGACCTACCTCAGGTCTTCATGACATTCTTCCCGCATCAGGATATTTTCTGTGCTTTGGAGAAGAACCTTCTTCCTGCGACACTGCGTTCGCAAAGGTGGAAGACTGCCCAACGCTCATGGCGCCGATGTGGCACCACTACGCGTGCCATCCCGTCGGCGAGTCCGTGTGTTCGCACGTACTCGCAGACAAACAACACTCCCCTTGATGAAGGTTGGCAAGTCCAAACCTCCGTTTTAGGACGAACCCTTGGGTTTGATCAACCCAAACCTTCCCGCTTTTGGGGCTGGGCTACTGTGGGACCCAAATCTCTTTATGGCAAGTATGTGCAAACTGCTGGTCCCGAAGAAGATGCTTGGTTCCATACCATGGAGATCATGGCAATTAGCTTTTACCAAGCTTGCCGTGCCACGACATGGGCTGATCAAATGGTCGCAATTGCGGCTTTTGCGAAGATGACGGACAACCCGTTGTGTCCTTTTCGCATGACTTACGCCACCGTCACCGCTTTATTGACGCACTTTTTCCCGATGGAAGGAACGAGTGCTGAGAGTGGTGATGGTATGGGCGTTCAAACACGCGTCGAGTGGGATTTACCCTCGCTTGACGGCGTGGAGGATTGGTTGGATTTCTATAAGAACTTGAAGAATTCGAAGTGCTACACGAAGGTGTATCGTTTCTTTATGTATGCTATGTCCTTATCGCTCTTTTCTAAGATCGGTATCGATATGGATTTCTTGAAATTCGAACCTGTCGCTCAAGCTGCCATCAAAGCCAAGTATCACATGGGAGAGGACTTTGTCATCACCATGTTGGACACCATGGTTTTCATGTGCAAACGTGGATACCAATGCTACGTCACCGGTTCTTTGGTGCCTCTTTATCACTCAGGTGATAAATACCAGGATTGGATTGACGAGGCAGAATTGATGACCCGGAGAGCCGCACAGTTGTGCAATGCTCAAGCGCACGGTTTCGACAAATTCTCTTATTTGGCTGATTTGAAGTCCGTGATCGAACGTGGTGATTCGATTCGTCAGTTCGCGAACTCACGTGAAGATAAACTTATGATCGGTCGCCTTTTGAACAATCTCAAACTCAATTATGATAATGAGACGACGAAACGCAGCGCACAACGTATCCGTTCAGCACCGTATTCCTTTTTGGTGCACGGTGAATCGAGCGTAGGCAAATCATCCTTCGTTGACCTCTTGTACAAGCACTATGGTAAAGTTCGCAAGTTGCAGACTAGTCCAGAATATCGCTATACGAGAAACCCAGCTGAAGAATATTGGTCGGGCTACGACACATCCAAGTGGTGTATCGTACTCGATGATATCGGGTTCATGTCTCCATCTTTGGGGACTATGGATCCCTCACTGCAGGAACTCTTGTATGTGGTGAACAATACCCCCTATGTTCCAGCTCAGGCTGAGTTGTGTGACAAGGGACGTACGCCCGTCATGGCCGAGTTGGTGATTGGCACGACAAATACTGCACATCTGAACGTGCACGCATATTTTTCGTGTCCTCTCGCCGTACAACGCAGATTTCCGTATGTGTTGACGATCGAACCAAAACCTCAGTACCAGACCGATGATCGACCTGGTATGCTTGCCTCGCATTTGCGACCCCCCTCGACGGACGACGCGTACGACGATCTTTGGATCATCACCGTGCGCAAAGTAGTCCCAGTTATCGTGGAGGGCCAAGCGAAAACCGGGAGATTGGAAAAGATCCACACATTCAAATCTATGCGTGAGTTTCTACCATTCTTCAACGAGCAAATTCTGGAACACCACCGTGTACAGGACACTGTGCGCATCAGTCTGGAGCACGCTCAGGATGTGAAAGTGTGTGAATGCAACATGCCGAAAGCGTGGTGCACCTGTATGGGTGTGCAAGCGTTTGAACATGACCTATTCGGCGAAGCAGAAAACCGTCACGAAAGTGAAATGTTACGCCAAACGCACCTGCAAGAAACTGAATTGTCAGCTCAAGCCTTCACTGCTAGAGCCTCGATTACGACGAAGTTTGCATTGTTGTGGTACACATGGTTGTACAGATACGTGCATTGCGTGTTCTGGCTCAACTTTGTGGTATCATGCATTTATGGTGACGATTGGTTCTGGAGAAGTGTTCTGCGTAGCAAACACAAATGGGCCGTGACACGTGATGTGTTCAAGCACATGGGCGCTTATGCTCAAGCACGCATTGGATTTCCCAGAGCACTCGCGACTGGTCTTGGGGTACTTACCGCATGTTATGCCACCTATAAAGGTGGTCGCACAGTCTTTGATTTCATCAACAAAATGAAACCACAAGGCAGTACAACTTCGCGGGTCACGCCAGATCGGGGATTATGTGAGACAATCGGCAAGGTACCTAGTCCTACTAGTGATGGTAGACCAGAAGTACATTACGCTGATCCATTTGCTTTCAACGTGTCTGACCTGTCCCAAACCACACTTTGCTCGAAAGGTCAAGACGCGAATGTCTTACGTAAGTACCTTGAGCGAGCGACGGTTGTGTTTCGCACACAAGGTGACAAGATTCGCACTACCACTGCTGTAAATGTACGCGGCAACGTGTACATGTGCAACCAACACGGGATCCCGAAGGAAGGTGAATTTATGCTGGACATCATTGACACCGAAGTTGGGAACCTACGTGCTGGTTTGAGTCACATTTTGGTCACACCATCAATGGTATATCGTGAACCTAACACAGATTTGGCTTTCGTACTGCTGAAGGTTCGTCCTCCAGGGTCGGACATCACAGAATACTTCGCCACCAACACATACACAGCAATGCTCAACGCTCGCTATGTAGGGCGTCAGATCGACGGTCGTACATGGGAGCAGGAGATCACGAACGTGTATCCGTGTGAGAAGTATTGGCCAGTCCATGATGCGAATGTGACACAGATGGTGTGGGTTGGCAAGACCAATGTCCCAACTGTGGAAGGGCATTGCGGTACTCTAATGTGGTCTGAAACACCTAAGGGACATGTCCTACTTGGTATCCATACTCTGGGGAGAGGTGAGTCTGTTGCGGCAGTACGTGTGACACGTGAAACCGTCAAGAAGGCTTGTGAATCGCTCGAACCCAAGGTTGTGAACCGAGGATGCGTGACTATTTCAGCACCGTCGAAGACGCGTGTATTGGGTCCCCTCCATCCTCAGAGCACTGTGCACAAGAGTAACCCCGGTTGTGCTTTGGTGTACGGTTCTTTCCTCAAAGAGCACCGTCAACAAAGTAAGACTAACGTGGGTCCTACGTTCATTAGCGAAGCTTGCGCGAAGCGCGGTTTTGCAATTGAACGCACAAAGCCTGATATGTCTCGCACTCCTTGGCGTTTGGCATTGAACGATATGACTCGACCGGTAACTCTTCTGCGTAACGACATCCTCTTTGAAGCCACTCAAGATTACAAGGAATGTATTGTACCGAGTGCAGGACACGTGCACGTCTACACTTTGGACATTGCTATCAATGGAGCGCCTGGTGTTCTGTATTGCGACAAATTGAATCGTAAGACAAGCGCAGGAGCACCTTATAAATGTCCGAAGAAGAAGTTTATCTTTTTCAAGGACGAAGCGGTATCCACAGATGTAGACGTTACGGACGAGATCAAGGGAGAGATTAATCGTATGATTACAACTTACCAACGCGGCGAACGTGTGCATCCGGTGTACTGTGGTCATTTGAAGGATGAACCAGTCACCTTTGAGAAAGCTGAAGCTGGAAAGACACGTGTCTTCACTGCATCCGGCATGGCCCATACGATCGTCACACGCATGTATCTCCTATCGGTGATCGTGCATATGCAGATGAACCGTTTTGTTTATGAGATGGGTCCTGGTATCATCGTCCAATCACTGGAATGGGAAGAGGTGCGCAAGCACATCGCACGTTTTGGTGAAGAGCGTATTATTGCCGGAGATTATAGTAAGTTCGACAAACGCATGCCTGCGACTGTGATCTTGGCAGCGTTCGACATCATACTGACCATTTGTGAAAACAATGGTTACACTCAGGACGAATTGTCCGTGGTGCGAGGCATTGCTTACGATACTGCGTACCCCGTGGTGGATTTCCATGGTGACTTGATCGAGTTCTATGGAAGCAACCCATCAGGTCATCCTTTGACGGTCATTGTGAATGGTCTCGCTAATTCACTGTACATGCGTTATGTCTACTTGGTGCTCCGCCCTATTGGGTGGAACAAGAGATTCAACACGTGTGTGAGTTTGATGACCTATGGAGATGACAACATCATGGGAGTCTGCAAAGATACCCCTTGGTTCAATCACACAGCCATTCAGAAGGTGTTAGCAGATGTGGATATTGGTTACACGATGGCTGACAAGGAAGCCGAATCTGTACCATACATTTCTCTCGACCACGCCAACTTCCTCAAGCGCACGTGGCGCTATGATGATGATGTGGGCGCGTTCGTCGCCCCACTTGACCGCAGTTCCATTGCCAAGATGTTGACGATGTGCACCATCAAGGCGAACATGTCACCACAAGCTCATGCTATCCAAGTCATTGGTACTGCTGTGCGTGAGATATTTTGGTATGGCAAGAGAGAATTTACCGATCATTGCACACTCTTGCGCGAAGTTGTCGATGAGTGCGAGCTTGGTGATTACGTGATGGAAACAACATTTCCCACCTGGGACGAGCTGTACGATGTGTTTTGGGGTAACTCAAAGTTCATTGAGCTCGCTGGTGGACAACGGCGCCAGTAGATGGTGCGAGGGGAGAGTAAACTTCCTGTAAACAAATCAGTTTGGGTGTGGTCTTATCAACCCCCCAGACTTATCGTGATTTCCCAATTTATTTCCGACGCATCCAGCGGCAGAACTGGACCCACGTCACGGAGTTCGTCCGTGAGCGTAGGTGTGGCGCATCCACACCCCCGCAACAGCGGGTATTTTACCAGTGCAGAGAGAGCATTTACTCCCTTTACACGCAGCATGTGTTGTTGTGCTGATCACTCACTCAACACACACACCCCCTACCCTGACGTCTCGTGGTCTCGAGCGTCGAGCGATCTAAGTTTAGCTCACACACAGGATTGGCATGTACAATCCGACGTAGTGGCACCAGATACCTCGACTACAACCACGACGACTAATGAGACGGTGGCTTTTTCCGACACAGCACCCGGAGAGAGTGGGGGTTTAATGTCTACGCCGACAATGGAATCGGCGCACGATCAAACCGAGAACATCGATCTCATCCGCTTTTTGAGCCGTCCTGTTCGTATCTATAATTTTACTTGGAACGAATCGGATGGTGTTGGTGTTATTCGTAACATCAATCCGTGGAATCTCTTTTTCACGGATGCCAGGGTGAAGTATAAACTGAATAACTTTGCTTTCATCCAGTGCACGCTCAAATTGAAGATCATGATTAATGCGTCTCCTTTCTACTATGGGTCGATGGGAGCTTTCTATCAACCTCTACCGAATTTCACACCTTCGACTATCATTAGTAGTGCGAGCACCCAATCATTCATTCCTCGATCGCAGAGGCCATGCGTATGGTTGAACCCTCAACATAACGAAGGTGCCGTCTTGTCGTTGCCTTTCTTTTGGCCCAGGAATTGGCTGAACGCCCAGAGTGCAAATGACATGACAAACATGGGCACACTGGACTTTGTCAATTACACGACTTTACAGTCCGCTAATGGCGTAACGGGTACTGGTGTGAGCGTATCTGTGTACGCATGGGCTGAAGACGTCAAATTGTCAGGCCCTTCCATTGGTTTAGCCGTTCAAGCTGACAACATGGAAGTGCAAGCAGACGAATATGGCCAAGGACCAGTTTCCCGCGTGTCATCCGCCGTATCCAAGGTGGCTGGTCGATTGAAGACCGTGCCAATCATTGGACAATTCGCTACAGCTACGGAGTTAGGTGCATCAGCAGTGTCAACTGTCGCTAAGTTATTTGGTTTTACTAATGTACCAGTTATTGAAGACACTGTTTCGATGCGATCTGACCCATTTCCAAAGTTGGCGACGACTGAGATTGGCTACCCCATCGAAAAACTCACAATCGATTCCAAGAATGAACTGACTATTGATGGAGCTGCACTAGGGCTCCCTCCGGGTGATGAGATGGCTATATCCACGCTTGTGCAAAAACCGTCGTACTTGGCTTCAACCACGTGGGACACAGCGACTGCAGTAGACACCATATTGTTTACATCAGTTGTGACTCCTGTGTTGATGGATCAAGACACAACGAGTGCACTGGGGATCAAGTTGTACACCACACCGATGGCTTGGGTGAGTAACCTGTTCAACAATTGGCGTGGTGATGTCATCTTTACCTTCAAGGTGGTGGCATCACCGTTTCACAAAGGGCGGTTGCGTATATCTTTTGATCCTTCAGGGTATGCCGGTTTGAACATCTTGAATGACACCAATTCATCGAATGTGGTGTTCACGAAGATTATCGACCTGGCTGATGCCACTGAAGTTGATGTGAGGATTCCGTACCAGCAAGCTTTGCCTTTCTTGTATTGTGACAATCTTGAATCTTCCCCGAATGGATGGTCTACAAGCACAACTCCTACGTTTACGTACGGAGCGTCTCAGCATAATGGGACAATCTGTGTGCGTGTCCATAATGCGTTGACAGCACCCGTAGCATCATCCTCTGTGACCATCCTGGTCTTTGTGCGTGCTGCTGAAAACCTTGAGTTCTCGAATCCGCGTCAGATCAATGATCGCTTCTCTTACTGGCCTGTCCAGGGCGACGAGTGGTCGGTTCAGTCGGACGTGATCGGTACGAGTGCAGGGTCGACCGCGGACAACCAGTACTTGATCAACTTTGGTGAGAAAGTGATGTCATTGCGCACCTTGTTGCGTCGGCAATCGCATTCACTATCAGCGACTCCCTCCGACGACACCACAAGTGACTACTGGATTTGGACAAAGTATTTCTCACGAGTACCTATCTTTCCGGGGTTTGATATTAGTGGTATCCATTTCGCCAAGAGTTTACTTATACCTGCCAACACTGTGAACTATAATTTTGCTACATTCCATCCCATTTCGTATGTGAGTGCAGCTTTTGTAGCTTATCGTGGGTCTATCAATTGGACGATCAACGTCACAGGGAATACCCCCATGGGTTTCATTGCTGTGTCACGATCAAATGATTTGGAGGTCTTGACCGCAAATGCAGGCACGAACACTCTCTCGTTTGCGAGTGGTTCGTATTCTAAGAATGCTCAGTCAATGTTGACCTTGCCCCACGGTGGAAGTGGAATGGCAATGACTAACCAAGGCACGCAGGCGGGTTTGGCGGTGCAACTCCCCAATCAATCTGCCTACTTGTTCCAGACCACACGTAAAGCTGCAACCACGGTACCTAATGCAGGTGACGGAGCCGAGTATGATCTGGCTCGTCTTGACATTCAAGGTTCTGGTACCAGTGGTTCTGGTATTAAGAAGATGGCCGTCCACATGTTTGCTGGTATCGGGACAGATTATGGTGTGCACTTCTTTTTGAACACACCTACTCTTGTCTACTATGCACCTGTGACCGCAGTCTAAGAGGCACCTAAGCTAGCTACCGCTGAAATAACAGTAGCCAATGTACTTTCTATATAGTACTCAAAGAATATAGACCAGTCAGAAGATTGTAGAGATTTTGTGGGACATACTCCCCAAGACCAGTTTCGCGCATTTAATTAAAAATGGCACTCTACAATATTATGATGAGCAGATGTCTCAGAGATGAAAAGTTCTCGAAGGACGCCCCGCACGGTGGGGGCTCGCTTGCATTGCAAGTTGGTATGCGCGAGCGCGTATTGTGTTAACCTTTTCAGGGTTTTTCCTATGGCGCTTGCGCCGTAGACCTTCATCGGAGATGGAGTTCTTTTACCTGAAAACTGTGACATTTTATACGCCTCGCGATTAATCGTG